TTATGTTTCATAAAGCTTTTTAATTGATGAAAAAAGACCTTTTACCAAGATAAAAAATGCAAAAGCAAGTAAAAGATAGCGAAATAGGTTGAATACCACCATTATATGAGGAAATGTTTGAGGCGCTGTTGCAAGATCAGATACAAACTCTCCAAAAATTAACTTCTGCTGCAGATAAAAAGCCCAAGGCAGAGCACAAAGACAGGCAAAAATACCAGTTTTAAAATATGCTTTCTCTTTATTATAGGTATAAGCACTAAAGATAAGCGATATACTGCCTAAAAGTAACAGCACAGTTCTTACAAGCGTGTTAGGACACAATGCATAGGAGTTTGTAGCAAATATAAACAGAAGTATTAAAAGAACGCTGAATTTTACAATCTTACTGTAAGTATCCATCCATGAATGCCTCAATTTAGGTTAAATTTATTTGAAATTGTACCTAAAAATTCCTAGAATAACACATACTTGTGCTATCTTAGCTCAGTAGGTAGAGCAACTGATTCGTAATCAGGAGGTCGCCAGTTCGATTCTGGCAGGTAGCACCATTGCCTCTTTTATAAATCATCATTTCGCATATATAAGCCTTTTCTTTAATTTAATAAATCAAATTTTTAATTAAAAACTTAAAAAAGTGGTTACAAAAATAAGTCACGAAGTGTATAATTTTTTATAGTTAGAGCATCGAACTAAAATTAGAATAATTTATTATACAAAAGAGATACAAAATATGGCTGAAAATGTAACCGACAAAATGCTTGTAAAGCTGATAAATACAAGCATTGATAAGGATAGAATGATTACTGATATAACAGGGTTAGCAGTAATTGTTCGTAAAGCATCGAACTGTAATAAGATCTACTTTAAGTTTAGAAAAGTTAAGCATGGAAAGCGAACTGATGTACCGTTAGGCACTTATCCTGAGATTTCAATAAATGAAGCAAGAAGTAAATACTTTGACGCTTTGACAGCGTTTAAAGAAAATTCTTTGGTAGTTGTAAAAAAAGCAGATACCTTTGAGATTGCTTGGAAAAGTTTTATAGATCTAAAGTATAAAAAAATTAAGTCAAGCACTGCTGAAAAATACGAAAGTAATTACAGAACACATCTTTTTAAACTTGCAAAAATGCAGTTAAAAGAACTGACAGCTGAATACATACTGAATTTTTTGCAAGCCTACATTCATTCAGGTGAACTTGGAACAGCAAACAGATTAGCTAATGTAATTAGTAATGTTTTAGATTTTGCCGTTTTTCAAAAGAAAATACCAGTTAATCCTATTCGTGGTATTGAAAAGTATTTACCGCAAGCAGAAGTTGTACATTATGACAGCTTTAAACTAGAAACATTAGAGCAGGATATGACACAACTTTTTGTCGATATGCAAGATTGCAGTAAAACAATTCAGCTGCTGTTGTATATGTACTTTTTTACATTACTTCGTTCCGTTGAGCTGAGAAGTGTCAAACTAAGTGACATCAATTTAGACGATTGCTCTATGACTGTAAAAACAAAAACAATGTCTGCATTTAAAGTCGCTCTTTGTAGTCAAGCTATGGATATTGTTAAGTATCTGATTTCAGTTCATAAGCCTATAAATGATTATCTGTTTCAGGGTAAAACTGGCATGATCTCAGAAAACACTTTAAGTAAGGCTTTAAAAACAAACGGCTACAAAGATAAATTGCAAGTACATGGAATTAGAGCTTGTGGGCGCCAGTGGTTGCAAACATTACCTTATGCTAAAGAAAGTATTATTGAACTGTGCCTATCTCATGTTGTAGGTAACAAGGTTCAGCAAGCATACAATCGCAGTACATATTTTGATGAACGAAAAGTTTTAATGCAAGAATGGGGAAACTTTATCGAGAGTTGCGGCGACTATAAATCATTGTTACAAAATTAAAAATAGGAAATGACACACTGAAAGTAGTTTTATAAGCTATCAGTGTATTTAATCGAAAGCCTTAGCTTGTAAAGAGCTAGGGCTTTTTTTTATGGGTGTAAATATGATCGAACCTCCTAAAAATCTTACATCTGAGCAACTGTTTCTATTTTTCGGTTTTATTTCTGCTGTCTTATCTAGTTTGGTAAGACTTATGAAAAACAAAGCTAACTTCACATCTTTTTATTGTGTTACACGCTCCGTTGTTGATGCCTTAACCTGCGCTTTATTGTCTTATGGAATATTTTTAATACTTCACCAGTATTGGGATATTTCAACAAGTTCAATGATCTTTATTGGAACATTCGTAGGCTCTTTAGGTTCAACAACAATCATCACTTTAGCAAGTACAGCTCTTAAAAAATGGATAGGTTCAAATGAAAACAATCAGCGATAAAGGTTTGAAATTCATTCAGATAAACGAAGGTGTTGCTAAAGGCTCTTTTGATGGTCAGAAGTTCAAAAGTTATTTTGACAAAATCGGCAATAAATGGACTATTGCCTGGGGACTAACTTATATCAACGGTAAGCCTGTGACAAAAGATACAGTCCTAACAATCAATGAAGCAAACATCGCATTTAGACATCACTTAAGTTCAAATGAAAAGGCAATTAACGATTTGATGATTAGAGATTCAATCGTACTTACTCAGAATGAATTTGATGCGCTTGTGGATTTTGTTTACAACCTTGGAAACGGTCATGCTGATTGTGATGTATGGAAAGCTGTTAAGACACATGATGCTTCTAAAATTGAGCAAGCATTTCTAGCTCATAACAAAGTAGGCGGTAAATACAATCAGAGTTTAGCTAACAGACGAAAGAAAGAAAGCGCTTTATTTACTCAGGCAAGATATGGAAGTTATTAAGGCAGAAACTAAAAAGCATACAGTACAGCGCAAAAAGTATCATCAGGAATTGCCAGTAGAGCTTGAAGAAAAGAAATTAGCTCTACAGGAAAAATACAGTGATATAAACAAGGCTGTATCTGTAATTGATCAAATTGAAGAAAGAGATATTCTAATGATTTTAGATGACTACTCAAAATCATTAGAACTTGATTTATATCATATTGCCGAAAGTTTTCACATCTCACCAGTAACCTTAAATAAAGTTCTCACCTCGGACAAATACAAAGAAGCCTATGAAATAGCGAAAGAACGCCGTAGTGCTGTATATGAGCGTGAAGGTTACCATGTCGCACAGTCACCCTGGAAGAAGATCCAAAACGGTGAGGAAGTATCTATGGTAGAAGTGGCAGCTGCTAAGTTGCTGTCTAATTACTGTTTAGCTGTCTCACAAGCAAGTGCTAAGAAGAACTCTAACGAAGGTGGTGTTTCTGTTGTCGTTAATACGGGAATTTCATTAAAGATATGAGCGTAATTCAAAACATTACTTATGATTGGAAGCCTCGTGAATGGCAGCAAAAATGTATTGATACACAGAAACGTTTTACTGTGTTAGCCGTACACAGACGTGCGGGAAAAACAACCTTCGCTATCAATGAGCTTGTGTTATCTGCAATAACAAAAAAAGGTAATTACGTTTATATTTGCCCTGTTTATAAGCAAGCAAAGATGGTCGCATGGCAACCTTTAAAAGAAGCTGTTGCTATTTTTAAAGATGTTGTTAATAAATGCGGTAAAAGCGCTGAAATTGTAGAAATTCGAGAATCAGAAACAAAAATTAACTTTACCTGGAACGGCTCAACGATTTTTCTTTTAGGCTCTGACAACTTCGATGCGGTTCGTGGTTTAAAGCTTGCGGGTGTTGTGCTTGATGAGGTTGCACAGATGCCGAAAGGCTTATGGAACGAAGGTATCCGTCCTGCGCTATCAGATTCTAAAGGTTGGGGCTTATTCATCGGAACTCCTAAAGGCATCAACCTTTTTTCAGAGCTTTTTTATCGTGGTTTAGATCCTGAATTTTCTGATAACTGGACAAGCTCAAGATTTACTTATTTGGAGACAAACGCTATTGATCCTGACGAAATGGAGGCGATCAAAAAAGAAACTCCTGAGGAAGTATTCAAGCGTGAGTATCTCTGTGACTTTAACGCATCAGCTATTGATCAGCTTATTAGTTATGAGCTTGTTAAGTTGGCTAGTGAACGTGAAGTTAATTTTAATTCTATTAGACACAATCCTCTCATCATGGGCGTTGACGTTGCAAGATTTGGTAATGACCGCTCTGTTATCTGTTTTAGGCAAGGTCTCTTAATTGAAGAACCTTTAGTTTATAAAGATTTGTCATTAGTAGAGTTTGCACGAGTTGTAAGACAGCAAGCTGTGTCTAGGCATTGTCACGAAATTTATGTTGACGGCACAGGTGTTGGTGGCGGTGTAGTAGATATTCTAAATTCACAAGGTATCTATGTAAATGACGTCAACTTTGGCAAAAAATCTTTAGATCATCAATACAAGAACAAACGCACTGAAATGTGGTGTCGTTTAGCAGATTGGATCAATCGTGGCGGTTGCATACCAAAAAATACAAATTTAATCACTGAAATCGCAACTCCGTACTTCGATGTTACTGATGACAATCAAAAAATCTTAGAAACAAAAAAACAAATTCGTGACCGTTTAGGCAAGTCACCTGATATGGCTGATGCACTAGCTTTGACTTTTGCTGAGGATATACCAGTGTGTGATTTAACAGAATACGAAAAGGAAAAGCTATTTTACAGAAGTGCTAGAAAGCAACGAGTATCAAACAATCCTTTTGAGGAGTTCGAGAATGAAATTTGTAGCAGAGAAAATACCTTTAACACATTTATTTAAAACAGAAGGAGCAAAGGAGTTAATCCTTGATTATGCCCGCAACGGAGTTAATCCCTTTGCTGATAAAAAAAGCTCTGATGATGAAATTTTTGAAAGCATAAAAGAAGCTTATAAAGGCAAAGAAGATGACTATCATTCATACCTTTTCCTTGATGAAAATCATATCCCTTGTGGTTTGTTGGTGTTTTGGACAGTTTACGATGAACACGTCAGAGGCATAGTTGCTGAGGTTGATTCTATTTTCTCTACTGAGAAAAGCAGAAAAAAAGGTTGTGGAGCAGTCATTTTACAAACATTGAAAAAAGAGGCGCGCAACGTTGGCTGTAGAGGTATTTATTTATGCACACCATACGGAACAGAATTTAGCAAGGCTTTAGCTAAAAGATTTTTGCCAGTGTTCCAAATTAGTTATATGAGGGTTTAAGAATGTCACTTTTAGGATCATCAAAGTATGTAGCTTTAAATGCTTATATGAAAGATGTTGCCGCTTTACAGCGTCATGGAGAATCAAGCGCTATAGCAATAAACAACAATCCTTTATACAACAACGTAGCTAAGTTCATGCACAATTGGCACACCGCATATAACGCAGGTGATGCTGACAAAGCTAATGAGCTGATAAACAGTCCTATGGGCGTGTTTATGTCACAGGCTGATAACGCTGGCGGTGCTTGGCAGAATTGGCGTTCTAACGCATTAAGCGCAACTAATCAGCTAATGCTAGATAAACAAAAAGAAGCTAACGAAGCTCAAATGGCACAACAGAAGGAAGAACTAGCTGCTAAGAGTGATCAACAGCAACAGCAAACAATTAAAAGTCAGCAAACAGCAAAATACTATCATCAGCAAGATACAAAGAACTCTTCAATTTTAGCTGACAAAAATTCAAGTGGTTCAAGTGTGAATAACTCATTAGGAGCTAAAGATAGCTATTTCAATGATGATGAGATTGAGGAGTGGTATTAAATGGGAAGTGCAGTTGCAGCAGCGGCTTTAATCGCAGGTACAGCAAGCGCTTATAGACAATACAGCGCACAAAAAAAAGCAATGCAGGCTCAGGAGCAATATCAAAGACAAGCGCTCCAACAGCAACAGCAAGCTATGGAGTTACAGAGACAACAGGCTCAACAGCAACAGGAACTTCAACAGCAACAGTTAGCTTTGCAAGAACGTGAGCAAGAAGCGTCTAATCAACGTTTTAATCAGTACAACAAAGATACATCTAATTATCAGAGAAAGCCAAATTCAATCAATGCGACTGATCTTACAAAAGGTAAGGCTGACAGCGGTCAAACAATCGCCTTAAATCTTACAGGTGATGATGACGAAACAGATGAGTGGTATTAGCAATGAGTGAGTTTTCAACAGGCACTGAACAAAAGAAAATTGATTTAATTTGCTCACGTTGGCTTGATCTAAAGTCAAAGCGATCATCATACTTAAATCAATGGCGATCAGTATCACGTTATGTTTCACCGTTCAGCGGTCGTTTCGATATTACTGATAAAAACAATGTTCGTGACACACGCTTTATCTTAGATGCTGAGGCTAGTCACGATCTAAATATTTTGGCTAGCGGTTTAATGAGCGGTGCAAGTTCACCCGCTCGTCCATGGTTTAAAGTTGAACCTAACGATCAAGCTTTGAATAATGATTATTCAGTCATTGAATTTTGCGATGCTGTTAATAAAATACTTTTAAAAGTATTCAGTGCAAGTAACACATACAACACATTACATTCAATGTATCGTGAGCTTGCTTTGTTTGGTATTGCTTGCGATTTGGTTTATGACAGTGACGAACACGGCATTCAGCATCATCTTTTATCAGCAGGTGAATACTGTGTTGATGTTGATAATAATGGTGAGATTGACACCTTATATCGAAATTTCACTTTAACAACTGCACAGGTTGTAAAAGAGTTCGGCTATGACAATACACCTAAAGAAATTCAAGATACGTACAATCGTGGTGATTTAGGCAGTTATTGGGAGTTTTTACACGCTATTGAACCTCGCATTGATCGTGATCCTAAAAGTAAATCTAATAGCAACAAAGCTTGGGCTAGTTACTATTGTTCACTCTCTACACGACCTGCAATTATTAGAGAAAGTGGATATGATTACTTCCCCGCTTTAGTCCCTCGTTGGGACGTGTTGGGCACAGATGCTTACGGAACATCACCATCTATAAATTGCTTGCCTGACATTAAACAGCTTCAGCAAGAAACATTGAGAAAAGCTGAGATAATCGACCATTTATCAAAGCCTCCTCTTCAAGTTCCTAATTCAGCTAGACAATCGCCTATATCTTTAGCTACAGGCGCAATTAACTATACACAGTCAACATCACCTGAGCAGATGATACGACCTATTACACAAGGTATCGGAGACGTAAACAGCCTTACAGCAGACATTGCATCTATTAAAGACAGTATCAGACGCTCCTATTTTGTTGACTTGTTTCAAATGGTTGGCTCAACGGCAGGTGATCGCAGAACTACCGTAGAAATTTACGCATTACAACAAGAGCAGATGTTGTCACTGGGACCAGTAGTAGAGCGTTCACAGAATGAGCTTTTAGGTAGATTGGTAAATCTTACTTTTAGAAAACTAGGTGAACGTGGTTTATTACCTGAGTTGCCACCTGCCTTAGAGAATAAGCCTTTGACAGTTGAATTTACATCCGTATTAGCTCAATCACAAAAATCAGTGGATATTAACTCTGTAGATAGATTAGTTAGTGCGATTTCCGCTGCTGCACAAATCGCTCCTGAGGTTTTAGATCGTATTGATCCTGATGGATATGTTGATGAATATCGTGATCGTTTGGGTGTTGCACCTAAGATTTTACGCAGTCGTGAAGATGCGCAGAAGATTAGAGAACAAAGAGCACAGGCTCAACAGCAACAACAGCAATTACAAGAACAGAATATTCAAGCTCAAACTCAATCAACTATGGCACAGGCTCAAAAGAATGGCGCAGATGCTAGCTTGGCAATGCAACAACTTGATGATGTAGGCGGAGGCTCACTTCTATGAATTTAGACTATGAAAGCGAAATTGAAAACAACGAAAAGCTGGTTGAACAAACTAAGCGTTTAGTTGTTTCTTTAAAAGCATTAACAAAAACAGTTGATGGGAAAAGAGTTTTAAAAGGCATTTTAGATATGTGCCCTTCACAAGATTGTTTTTCTACTGATTCAAACACAATGGCTTATCAGTGCGGAAGAATGGCGATTGGGCTTGAATTAAGAAATTTTATAAAAATACATTGTGGAAATGATTTATTAAGCAGTATCGAAAATACGGAGATTTAATTTATGGAAAATTCAGAACAGACAACTACTCAAACTACAGCGAATACACAAGGACAAACACAAGCACCAGTAGTAGATAACGCTCAAAATCAGAATACTGAGACAGAGCAACAGGTAGTGTCAACTGAACAATCTAATCAGCAATCAAATCAGGAAGCTGAACAAGAAAACGCTGCATTAAAAGATTTCGCAGACAGTTTAAATGTTGATGAACAGGAACAGGCAAAAGAGCCTGAACAACAGCAACAAACAGCACCTGAGCATTACGTTTTAAAAAATGCAAATGGCGAAGATGTCGAACCTCAAGAATTAGAGATGATGTCACGTATGTTTAAAGATGTGAACTTATCTCAGGAACAGGCACAAAAGCTTTATTCAGCATACGAAAAAGAACAAGGTTCTTTTATTGAGCAGTCACAGAAAGCATTTAATCAGATGCGTGATGATTGGTTCAATCAAACAATTTCTGATCCTCAACTTGGTGGACAGAATATTGGACAAACAAAGCTGTGCATTAAGCGTGTAATGCAACAGTGCGGAAATAAAGAACTATCAGAATTTTTAAATAAAACAGGCTTAGGCTTTAATCCTGAAATGGTTCGCTTTATGACTAAAGTCGGTGAACTGTTAGGCAATGACAATCATTTTGTGCAAGGTCAAGCTCCTGTAGTTGTTAATCCTTTAAAAGCTAGATATAAGAACTCACCTGAGCTTTTTAAATAATTAAAAAAATTAAACAATCAAACAAACAAAACCTAGGAGAAATCTAAATGACTGCTGTAAATCCAGTATTGCAAGAGAATGACAGAATAACTCTTGCTGACTACCGCAAGCGTTTTGGTGGTGAAGATGGTATCGCAGATGTTGCCGAAACTTTGAACGAAAGTAATGAAGTTATGCAAGATATTGTCTATAAAGAAGGCAATATGGATAACGGCGATCGCCAAACTTACCGCCTGTCATTACCTGACGTTTACGAAAAAGTGTTTAACAAAGGTACAAAAGCGTCAAAATCAAGCGTAGGAACTGTAGAAGAAACCTGCGCTTTAATTGAAGCTAGAGCAGAGGTTGACGTTGACTTAGCCGAATTGAACGGTAAGGCAGCACAGCTAAGAGCACAGGAAGATAAAGCCTTTATTGAAGCTATCGCACAGAAAGAAACTTATTTGTATTTCAAAGGAAATACTGATAACGGCAATATGTTTGACGGCTTTGAGCGTAGATACAACACTTTAAATCAGAGCAAAGATTTACGTGCTACTAATGTTATTGATGCGTCAAACAAAGCAGGAGCAACTGCTCTTAAAGGAAAAAATCTGTCTTCAATCTGGCTTGTTGGTTGGGGCGATGATGTTTATAGTCCTTATCCTAAAGGCTCTAAAATGGGCTTAAGAGTAGAAGACAAAGGCGCAATCTTCTTGCCTGACGAGGAAGGCAACGTGAACGAAGTGTATACTACAATGTACAAAAAGTCAGTTGGCTTAATGGTGAAGGACTGGCGCAAGGTTGTTAGAATTTGTAACATTGACGTAGATATGTTACGTACTAATCAAGGTGTAGGTAATCCTGATTTACAAAAGCAAGGTTGGAACTTAATTACTTTGATGCTTGATGCTATTACCAAGTTACCAGCAGACGCAAAAGGCAATTTCAAGTTCTATATGAACCGTGATGTTTTTGCAAGCTTAAACTCATTGTCATTACGTTCTGATACTAATGTTATCGAATGGAAGAAAGCAACAGACGCTTTTGGCAAGAATGGCTCATGGGCTAATTTCCAAGGTATTCCTATGCGCCGTGTAGATCAATTAACTAACGATGAAGCTATCGTAAGTTAGGAGTAAATAAAATGATTAAAGATGCAAGAGCGTTTTTCTCAGACGAACAGGTTGTGACTGAAACAACCTATTCACAAAAGGCTTATGACTTTATGGCAGCATGGGACCATGCGATCGGAAGTCAGTTATATGTAACTTGTATTTGTAACGGCGATTTTGCAAAAGATCTACGTGTACAAGTTGTAGGCTCAACTGACGGTAAGACATGGGATGTAAAGCATCCACTAGGTGACAGTGGTGTTTATGCTAAGGAAGATCTTAAAACTAATAAGACATTCCCGATCCATGTTGTCGAGACTGGTCAGAAGTATAGATACGTAACTTTATTATACATTCCATCAACAGGTGGAGTGGAAGATACAAACGTATCATCACCTACTGAACCTGATTTAACTAACTTTGCTGTAGCTCACAAAATCGGTGAAAAGCGTGAACCTAAAGCTAATGCAATTACTGCATTCTTTGGAACTATCGCTGCTATCTCACCAGTTGTTCGTTATGCTAACTCTGATAAGTTTACAGGTTAGTTTGTAAAAAACTGAAGTAGGAAAGGGTACATATTAAGTTATGTGCCCTTTTTGTTTATATGGAGTAGAGAATGACTGCTGCTATTGATATTTGCAATAATGCTTTAGATTTAGTAGGTCAAGGCTTGCATATAGAAAGCTTTGACGATCAATCTAAAGAAGCTGATTTATGTAAAAGAAATTATCAACAGGTAGTTGATCGTGCATTAACTAAGTTTAATTTTTCGTTTGCTAGAAAAGATGAACTCATTTCTGAAAAAAATCTGATTCAAAACGTTGTATCTATTCCGTATAAATACACATATTCAATTCCAAGTGATGTGATGAATATCTTGTATCTTGAACCTTATCGTAAAGAAGGAGAAGAGACAATTAATATTAAGACATTGAAGTTTAATTTCAGAGTTATTGACGTAAACAAAAAGAAACAACGTTGTATTGTAACTAACAAAAAAGCGCCTTTTGTTATTCAATATCAAGCCTTTATTGATGATCCTAATTTATTTTCAGTTCAATTTACAGAAGCTGTTGAATATCTTTTAGGTGCACGATTAGCAAGTGCACTAATTCATGGAAACACTGGTATTAGCATCAGTAATACTTTGATGCAACAAGGCATTATGTTTTTACAGCTTGCAAGCAGTCAGGATAATCAACAGGGCGCAGACAGTATCAAAGATAATCAATGTTCATTCATAGAGGCTCGCTATGGTTACTAAAGTTATACAAAGAGGTTTTGGAGCAGGTGAGATCACACCTAGCCTTTTTGCAAGAACTGACTTAAATCAATATGCAATGGGAAGTCGAAAGTTAGAAAATTTTATTGTACTTCCTCAAGGTGCTGTTAGAACTAGAGCGGGTTTCCGTTTTGTAGGACAGGCAATAAATAGTAATTTGCCAGTGCGCTTAATTCCATTTAGGTACAGCTCAGAACAAACTTATGCTTTGGAGTTTGGCGATAAGACATTACGCATTATTGATCATGGACAATATATAGCAAATAACAATGGCGATGTTTATCAAATCTCAACACCTTATGCAGCTGTTGATCTAGCAGACATTGACTATGCTCAAAATGCAGATGTGCTCACTTTAACCTCACCTGAATATATGCCTTATGAGCTTAGAAGATACGGCTATAATGACTGGCGTTTTGTGGCTGTGTCTGTTACTCCTAACGTAACACCACCAAAAGGCTTATCTTACACTGCTATTTATCCTAGTTCAATGACAGATAGTGAAGAAAAAACTAAGGATAAAATCGAATGTAATTATGTTGTAACAGCTGTAGATGCTAACGAAAAAGAATCGCTTGCAAGTTCTAACCTTGTTGCTCGTGGAAATTATTATATCAGTGGTGCAAAGATTCGTGTTCAATGGCAAGGCGTAGCAGGCGCTAGTTATTACAAAGTTTATAGAATGGTAGCTGGCATTTATGGCTTTATTGGAGAAACAGAAGAATTATATATTGACGATGAAGGAAACAATCCTGATACTACTACTACACCACCTAAATATAAGAGTGTGTTTACTCAATCTGTAAAAGGACAAATAAGCACAATCACTATCAATAATGGCGGTAGTGGTTACTACTACGGCTTAAACAGTAATACTTATTACTTGCCTAGAGTTATTACAATTCGTACAGTGCCTCCTTTAGTGTCAGCAAAAGCTAGCTCTAAAGATGCTGATGCGGTTACAAAGTTTTCACCTAGTGTGACATTAGAAGTTTTAGACGGTTCAAGCGGTCAGGTATATTTATCTTCTAACATTGAACTTACAACAAAAGTAGTCTCTTCTACTGTTGAAGACGAAGGCTATCTTTTTTATGAATTTAGAAAGATTGCTTACATTGATAAAATTAAAAACATCAGATTAACACAGGACGTGTTGAAAGTTCCTCATGCTATCTTTAGATTAAAAGTTGATAAGAGTACAGGAAGCATTGATTACACCATTTCTGACAGTGCTTTATCAACAGCAAATTCTTATAAAGACAATGAGCTGTTTAAACAGTTCTACAGTAACGGCATTACGATTGATAATTTACGTTCTCTATTTGCTCAGGAAGACACAACAGTTCAGCTTGATTTGAACATCAAATCTAATGACGAAGGTCACGGCGCAACAGCTTATGTCATTGCTAGAAATGGCGTTTTAGTGAATGCTAAAGTTTCTAATGGCGGTTCTGATTATTCACAACGACCAACCGTTACTGTCTTATCTTCAATAGGCTGGGGTGCTGTATTAACTCCTAATTTACAGAACTCTACAGATAAAGATTATCCAGGTGCCGTTGCACAATACGATCAACGCAGAGTGTTTGCAGGATCATATAATAACCCTCTTCGTGTTTGGTTTACAAATGCTGGTTATCAAGATTTGATGGTGTATCACTTACCTAGCCTTGATACAGATAGAATTGAAATCACAGCAGTAACTTCTGATGCTGATAGAATTAAGCATTTAGTCGCAGTAGATTCTTTATTGTTATTGACAGGTTCAAGTGAGCTAAGAGTTTTTACACAAAACTCTGATGCGCTAACTCCTAGCTCTGTTGCGGTTCGTGCTCAGTCGTTTATCGGAGCGAACAAAGTCCAGCCTTTAATCTGCAATAACACTGTGATTTACGCTTCACAGCGTGGCGGTCACGTTCGAGCATTAGGGTACAATTATCAACAAAGCGGTTATACATCTAGTGATATTAGTGTGCGGGCACCTCATCTTTTTGATGGTAAGGACATCGTATCTTTAGCTCTACAAAAATCACCTATTCAAGTGCTATGGGCTGTAACATCTGACGGTGTGCTGCTGTCATGTACATTCACACCTGAACAATCACAAATCGCATGGGCTAGACATTCGACTTTAAACGGTAAGTTTGAATCGGTTTGTTGTATTTCGGAAGGCACAGAAGATCATTTATACGCTGTTGTAATTCGAGATCAAAAACGTTACATCGAACGCATGAGTAATTTTCAGGTATCTAATGCAACTGCAACCTATCGTTATCTTGACTGTTATCTTGATGGTGTATTTTCTACAGCAAAATCACAAATCAGTGGTTTATCTCATTTAGAAGGAAAAACTGTTTCTGTTTTTGTTGACGGCAAGCAACAGAGTAATAAAAAAGTTGTACAGGGAATGATAAATTTAGATACAGCAGGAAAAAATATTGCAGTCGGTTTACCTATTGACTACAACTTTGTTTCAGTTCCTTTGATTGTTTCTAATACTGAATCTGAATTACAGGGACGAACAAAAAACATTTCACAAGTTCAGTTGAGAGTTAGCTATGAAGGTGACTTGTATTCACGTAATTATCCACACGGCAAAGAGTACATGTGTTCTAAAGTAGATCAATACAGTACACCTACAGATGATGATTCTTATTTAGTTAAAGTCGTGATTGATGGTGCTTGGGAGGAACAATCACAATTTGCAATCAGCCATAAAGACTGTTTGCCAGTGGAAATTCAAAGCGTGATCTTAGCAGTATCTTATGAAGACGGGAAATAACGATGGCAATACCACAATACACACAAGCTAATTACGGCTCTTATTTGCAAAACACAAGAGTATCTATTCTTAATCAAAATACATCAATTAGTAGCAATCAGTATTCACAGAAAGCAATGAATACTGGCACTACAAGAATGAAAAACTATGCTGATAAGATACCAAATAAAAACGCATGGACAACTATCGCAAAGGCAGCAATTTATGCTTCTGCTGAGTTTATGTCCAGTATGCAACAAAGACGCTCTTTAGAGGCTAATTCAAGCAATGCTTTTTATCAGGCTCAACAGGCTAACCTTAATGCAGAGCTTGCAAAGTTAGATAAGCAGAACTTAGATGTTGCGACTGTAGTGGCTCAATACGATGTCTATAATCAATATCGCATGGGCGAAATTCAAGCTATGGAACAAGGCGTTGAAGATGCACAGAAGATAGCATCTCAACGAGTTCAATCCGCATCAAGTGGAGTTCAAATGGATAGTGGTTCTAAAGCAGAACTAGATCAAACAAACGTATTAAGTGCAAAAATCAATCAATACATTATTCAAAAAAACACAAACAGCAATGCAGCACAAGCAAGGCAACAAGTCTATGCTTTGATGCGTCAGGCTAGTGATGCTCAAATGCAAGAGGCTAATTATCGAGCACAAGCTCTAATTGCTACAGGTGAAGGCGTTGCTTATAACACTATGGCTAAATCAATCAAGCCTTTGGAAAATGCCTTTTGGGGTGCTACCGACAGTTTGCTTAACACTTGGGGTGGTGGTTCGTCAGCAGGTGGCATGAATTGGTCACAGATGTTTTCTTTTAAGTAAAGGTGGAGTATGGCTGTTTTATTACCAACACAAAATCTGAATATAAAAAATTCTGCAAGCTCATTAACTTTTCAGAACTCACCTAAATTGCAAATACAGAGAACGGACACATCAGTTCCTTTTAAGATTGATGTAACTCAAAATTTAAAGTTTGCAAAAAGCGCTTTAGATGTTATTGAAAAATATCAAGAAAACATTAGAACTAAGGCAAAAGAAAACGCTTTGTTGTCAGCTCAAAATGATGCGAGCGTTGAGTTTAACAATCTTTTAAGAGATTACAAAAATTTAAAAGGTCAAAACGCTGTTGATGCTTTACCTGAATATCAGAAAAAATTAGAGAATTTAAAAAAGAACTACAGCGATGCATTTAAAGGTTATGGTGATGTTGCTCATAACTTCAATAAGTGGTTTGATGATAAAACAAACAGTTTTGGTATTGAGTTAAAAAACTATAATGACGCACAGATTGAAGCCGTGAATAATGCTGAAATGAAAGGTAGAATTTCTAATTCAGCAAACACTTTAACAGAACACTGGGGATCACCTTTAGAAGATAAGTATTATCAAGAGTATGTTTCTGCAACTAATGCTGTTTTAGAAAAAAACGGTTATGTGCCAGGTGGTGAAGAGTGGCAAGCAGAGCAAAGAAAAATGGCTGATGAGGTCACCAAAATTGCTGTAGGTAATCAGATCTTAAATAAGAATTTTGGAGGCGCCATTGCTTCTTTGAAACGTTGGCAGCCTCGAATATCAGCTGATGCTTACAATGATTTATTAGCTAAGGCTATTAAAGGAGCTGAAGACGAACAGGAACGACAGGAACGCAAGGCTTTATTACGTGAACAAAGGCAAACTAATTTAGAACTAAAACGTGAACGTGAAGCTTTACGTGCTATTCAGCCTTTAAATGCTGTAGAACAGTTAAGATTTAAAGATGCTCACAAAGATGCAACTTTTGAAAAAATGAAAGAGTTGTTCATGATCAAGAACAACAAAAAAGAAGATGATTTATCTGCAACTGATTATAACGATATTCAGATTATGACCGATGGTGACTTATCAAGGCAGGTCATTGAAGAAAACGCTAGACGTAAAGCTGTATCAGATACTGATTCTATTTTAGATAATAACCTGTCATCAATTCTTTATGCCAAACAAACTAACGGAGAACTTAAATATAAAAATAGAGACGACCTCTATTTGAATATTGACGATCTTAATTTAAGAAGTTCTCTTATTGTCCAGTATGGAGACAAAGAAAAACTGAATACTAAGTTAGCAATGCTTTATGACAATATGAACAATAAAGCTAACTACAGATTAAGTGCTTTTATATCTACAGCTAGTGATGATGTTCTTGATCTATTTTATGGGACCCCTGAAAGACAAAAAGAAACAGAACTTACTTATGGAACAATTCCTTTGAATGACCAAAAAGCACAAGCCCGCATTCTTAAAATTCAACAACAACATCAAGGAACATCAATAAAGAAAGGTGATGCTTTATCTAGTCGTGTATTAGATGAGTTAAACATTAAAAGCAATGACTTATTCAAAGGTGATAACTCATCAAAGTTTATGTTCATTATGCCAGTGGCACAAGATCTTTTTACTACTTATGTGAACAGTAATCTTGTTAAAAAAGATAAGAATGGAGCTGGAGTTCCTGACATATCATCACTTAATCCAAAAGAAATTTCTAATGCTATTGAATTTGTTATCAGAAGTCCTGAATTTGAACAGTCTAAACAGGACTATAAAAACAGCAAAGATGTGATTGATAACACCTACGATGATCTAGATGATAACAACTTGCTGAATGACACCTTCTCTAAAGATGAGGTTAAGTCTCAGCTTTGGCAGTACCAGTCACAATACTACAGAGACAACGGCACATATCCAACATCAAGGCAGCTCTATTTAGATTTTGTTAATAAGCAAAAATCTAAGTTATCTGATAGAGAAAGAATGATAAAGTAACTTAATAAACTAGGTATAATAAACAAAAATCAAAGTATGTGAGCTTAAGTTCACACTGTACACATAAGGTGATAAAAGATGTCTGATAATTTACAACAGCCTATAGGCAATCAAAACGTAGAGTTTACAAAAGAGCAAACAGAGGCTATAGACAGTCAGCTACAAAAGAAATTATCAGCATCACCTGCTCCTATTTTTTATTCTGATACTGTATCTGACGGCATCTCACAGCAAACAAAGAATTACATCAGAGGCAATACACGTGATGTATGGAAAGATGCTGCAATATCACTTCCTGTCTTAGACGAAAACTCTACAGACGAAGAAAAGAAAAAGTATGAAGAGTTAAGCTCAGTCAAAGCTAATGCTAGAGGCGCTTTGGCTTTTGCTGAATACAATGTAAATACAGACAAATCTAAGCAGAAACAGTTTGAGGAGCTGTCACGTTTCTATGGTGCAAACGTATCATCTAACGATGCCGATATTGTTCAACGTTTAATGTCTCAGAAGTTAATGAATGACTGGGTTAAAACATTTGACGAGTACGGTTTACCTGACAGCAGTATTATCAATAACGCTAAAATCAGAAGTAACTTTGATCCTGAAACTTATAAATACTTTAAGACAGCTCAACAGGTTCAGCAAGATTCTAAACTCTTTTCTGATTTAAGACGTTCATTTGCTTTAAATACAGAGCTTAGAAATCTTAATAATGAAAAGATTAATGATGCTGTAGATAGTTTATCCAGTTCTGAATACATTGGTTATCTAAGTGACACTTTACATGGTCGCAATACTCAGCTTAACTCAACAAACAAAGGCATGAGTAACGAAGAGTATGAGGAACGCAAAGCTCAAATCATAGACAGATACTCACGAGATACAGACGGTATTAAGCAGAGCTTATATGACTTGTTCTCTGACATGAGATATTCTCTAGGCGGTTTAAATCTAGTTGATGATTATCGCCAGGCACGACGTCGTGAAATGGAAGAGATCATAAAGAACAATCCTAACATCACGGACAAAGAGCTAGCCTTAGCATTGCACAATTCTAATTCAGGTTCTAACTCTGTAATTCTTAATGCACTAAGTATCATGCTGTTTAAAGGTGCTGGTGAGTACACAAAGATTTTAGGACAGGCTACAGCTAAAACTTTGTCTAAGTTAGGTGTAGATGTATCGGCACGTGTGCCAAAAGTCGCACAGCAGGTGTTAGGTCATACTTCTAACATTGCTATTAACACAGCACAGAACACAGCCTTTTCTAAGATTGATGATGCTAACGTTAAATACAATGCACGTGTTGACGTGGGGCAATCACAGCTAGAAAGTTTGGCGCAAATTCCATCTGATTTAGTATCTGATTTAGGCGAGACAGTAACTCAATCTGCTTTAGTATCTGCTTTCTTTGAATCATTACCACTACTTAACAGAGCGCGAGCAAAGGTTCTTAATTTAAAGAAACAGGCTAACGCTAGAGTTGCTGATGAGGTTGTTTCTAATTCTCCATTAACTAAAAATGATCCTGCTACCAGTGCTGAAATTTACGATGAACTTCAATCAAGAGGCAGTGACAAAATCTATCTTGATAAAGATGCAGTTACTGATGTTATTAACAGAGCAGATCAAGTAGAAAAGAGCGGTGATACTGTAGGTGTAAATAGAGCTGTTTTAGGTGATGAATTTAACGAAGCCTATGATCGTGCTCAACATGGAAACATGATTGAAATCACACGTGGACAATGGGCAAAATTACCGCAGGAGGTACGAGACGAACTCATCGACTACACAACAACTGAAAATGGTGCACCATTAATTCGTGAGCTGTCAGCCACTTTATCAGACAAAAAGATTGAAGAGATTAAAAATGATATTGCTGATAAAGTTCAACAACGCATTAAACGTGAAGAAGAGATGCGACCTATTCAGCAGGAACTTAACAGAGTTCTAGCTGATAATTCTAAGAATACAACTGTTGAAGAAAACAACGTTCTATCTAAAGGTGTAACTACTTTCTTAAGATCAATGTCTGATATTACAGGTGTTGATGTTTCTACTTTATGGAACAAATTTAAGCCTTTAATTAAGCATGAAAAAGGTGTTGATTTTAGTAAAGTTAAGAACGCAAATAAAAGAAATGAGCGTGGTGTATTAGGTGTTATTGATGATGTGCCAGTTATCAAGCTAAACAGTGAAAGTACATTTACTGATGTGCTACATGAACAGTCACACTGGTTCTTACACACAATGCGTGAGCTGTCTAAGGAGAACAAAGAAGTTCACGATCGTTTAGATAAACTTGTTAAATGGTGGGACAGCACAAAGTCATTAGACACTTTATCAAAAGAAGATTGGGCTAAACTACAGGAGCAATTCGTTGCTAGATTTATTGCTGATACGATTGGCAATAAAAAATCAGACAGCACAATTTTAAATAATTTTAAAAAGATGTTGTCACACAACAAGAATAATGAGCTGTTTAATAAAGAAAACTTAGAAAACTTTGATAAAAAAACAATCACTGAAAAAGCATTTAAACAGAACTACGGCGAAGAGTTAAATCAAGGAACAAAAGATTTTAATGATTTTGTTGATTCTCTTTTTGAATCAGAACAGCTCTATAAAGAACAGATTGAGCAATATCCTATTGATGATTTGTTAGGTGATATTGATAGTTCACCTCTACCTGATGAAGCTAAACAGCTATTTAAAGACACAGTAAAGAGTGACTTAATCAATCATCATGCTGCTTTAAAAGGTTTGATTGATGAGTTAGCTATTAAGAAGTTTTTAATCGGCTTGGTTAATGGTCGTTCTTTAGACAAACTAAAAAGACAAATTATCAAAAAGAACATGGCTAAACTTCCACGTGAAGATTTAGAAAAACAATTAGTTGCTTTAGATAACTTAGCAAAGAAGTATGAAAAGGTAAAAGAAGAGCAGAAACAGCTATTAAAAAATGATCCTCGTACTATTTACATCGAAGATTTAAAGACATTACCTATCTCATTAAAAGACAAGAATGTTCCTAAATACATTGAAGACAAGCTCAAAGCTAAAAAGATTGTTGATAATGATACAGGCATCGAAGTTAGAGAAATCTTAGATGATTATGATCGTTTACCTCAGCAATGGAAAGATGCTATTGATTCAGCTAAGGATAAAGAGCAGGCATTACTTGAATGTATTGCTAACTATTCTATTGAGAATGAAGCTAAACGCATTGCTTACAAGGCAGTTTTAGATAAAGCTATAAAGAAAACACAGCTGGAAGGTGAATTAAAAATCAGTAAAAAGATTAGCTCGATACATCGTCAATTAGGCACACAGATTCTTAAGGCTTTAAAAGCTATAACTAAGACAGGTGAGAATGCCAAAAAGATTTTATTTAACATCAAAAAAATTGCACAAAACGATGTTGATCAATTAGCTTTTAGTGATTTATCTGTATCCAGTGCTCGACGTTTAGCAGCTAGAGCAAATCAGAAAGTCAAAGTATCTTTGGCTCGTGGTGAGTTAAGAGAAGCTGAAAAGCAAACAAGAAACGAACTGTATCAGAATGAAAAAGCTGAATACATCGCAGATACTATTCACTACGTTGAAAAGAAAATGGCTGATTTTAAAGATTTAGCTAGTCGTAATGTAAAAAGAGTAGGTAAGAGTTACGATCCGAACTTAATGGATTTATTAAGAATTGTTACTGATACTATTGGATTAACTGAACGTAAGGCTAACGGTTTTACTATTGGTGATATTGCTGAAATTAAAGAACGTATCTTAAATGAAAGTGACTACTTGGATTCTTTAGGTGAAGAGCAGGCTTTAATCGAACGTGCAAAAATAGAGGCGTTTTGCAACAGAGTTGCTGATGTTGCTAATGATTACTATGCTAATCGTACTGTATCTAAGCTCTATGATTTGATTGAGTTTATGTCTGCACTAAAAGATTATGCACGTAAGACAAAAACATTCTGCGATGGTGAAAAAACTATTGAATTTAAAGACGCACAAGAGCAGTTGGTTAAGACGACTTCTGATTTAAAGACAAAGAAAGCTTCATTAAATGGTGCTAGTCAAGGCAAATCTAAAGGTGTGTTTGCTGCCTTCGGTGCTTTACGTAAAAAGTATGCTTTTCAGGCGGAGCATACAGTAGAACGCTATGACGGAAAAAAGCTTGGTGTATGGCATGAGCTCATCTATGCTCCTATTGAGCGCGGTTATACTCAGATGAAGTTAGCTTTAAGAGATATTACATCTAAGCTTGGAGATAGTTTATCTAAGCTTAAGATTGATAGCCGTGAGATACAGACAGATTTAATCATCAAGAATGAAACAACAGGTAAGAATGAACGTTTGGTTTTAGGTTCTCGTTCAGGACATTTTAACGGTCGTACTACTTTAGAAATTTTAGGTTTACTTTTACACTGCGGCACCAACTACGAAAAGCTAGTGAAAGGTTATGTTGCTGATCCTGAAATTGGAGCTAAGTTTAAAGACGGAACAGAAGTAAATTTAAACAATGACAAATCAGTTTACGCTTGGAAACAAGAACAGTTTAACTCAATGATTCAGTCATTGTGTGATCAAGGTTTTATGACTAAAGAACTTTTAAATTGCTGTAAAGAGATATGGGGAACATTTAAAGAATTAGATCCTAAAGTTATGCAGGCTACACGTGAGCAGAACGGATACGGTTTTAAGCGTTTAGACGGACAGCCTTTATCATTCAAGTTAGCTGATGGTTCGGAAGTTAGTGTAGATGCTGGATATGTTCCTGCTATTCTTAACAATGACAGAGCTGTAACTAAAGCTAGTGAAAACGGAATTGACATCACAGCTACAGGTGCAATGCAAAATCAGATGTCAGTTATGAGCTTAAAAACACCTTCCTTTATTAAAGAAAGAAATCAAAAAGCGTTCCATGCTTTAGATTTAGATCCTGTACATATCATCTCAGGAATTGAACAGGAGCTTAAATTTATTTACTTAACACCTAGAGTAAATGAAGTAAATAAATTATTACATTCAAAAGCCGTTGCAAATGAGATTGAACGTATTGATCCAGGTGCCTTAAAAGAAAGATTTGAGCCTTGGATTAAAACACTTGCAACAGGTCAAGATATTACTCCTGCGTCTTCTAATAAATTCATTCAGTGGATTAGTAGAAAGATGCAAGATACAGGCTTGTCTATTATGGCAGGCTACATTAAGAACGCAGGTGAGCAGTTCTTTGATTTAGCTCCTGTGATGTATGAAGTAGGTTTTACTAATACTATGAAAGGCATAGTAATGGCTACTATGTATCACAATAAATTAAAAGCTGAGATTTGCAAAAACTCTGCATATATGAACTCTCGATTGAATGAAAGTAACAACTCTATCAATGAGATATTTAAGCGTATTCAGCTTAACCCTTTTCAGTACACAAGTAACGGTCAAAAGTTAAAAGCTGGTGCTCAGTGGATTCAAAATTTCAGTCGTGAAAATGCAATGTTTGCTCAGGTTTACACTCAAAGATTTATTGATGAGATCACTTGGTATGGAGCACAGCAAAAGTATTTACACGATCACCCTGAGCAAACTAATTTAACTGAATCTGTTAAATATGCAGACAGTGTAGTTAGAACTGTTTTAGGATCTTACGATCGCCCTGACACAGCTTTAATTGCAAAGTCAAATGCTTGGTACAAGTTATTTACAACATTCACATCTTACTTTATAAATAAGATGAATTTGTTATCAACAAGGCTTGCAAAAAATTCAAGAGAATTTCAAAACTCAAATAAGCGTTTTTCTGATTATATGAACAGGTACGGTCACGATGTATTAGCTATTTCATTCTTTACTTTGTTACCTTCAATGCTATCAGAACTGCTAACACAAACAGTGAATGGCAGTTTAACATCTGATGATGACGATGAGTTTAGAGCAGGTTTATGGAATGTTGCATTATCACCAACTAAATTTGTTGCTAGTGGTAAAGCTCCTTTGATGTCAAATATGGTTGTTTCTCCTTTAGTTGACATGGCAGTTGGTAAACAATATTTCAGTTCTGCTTATATGAACTCACCATTGCTAACTACAGGAACAGCTTTTTTACATTCAGGTGTGAACGTCTATAACGCATCTGTAAATGGCGGTGAGTTAAAATCATCAGATGTCAGAAATATTATGATGGGAACAAGTACCTTGTTAGGTGTTCCTTTTATTGGAACGGCATCACGCCCAGTGCATCACGCTGTTGAGCTATCTAATCGTGAAGTTGAACCTGCTGATAATTACTTCATTGAAGCATGGAAATTTATTCACGGTAGATAAAAATCTATTTAGGAAATGATAGCTTTTTTGGTAGTTAAAACTATCAGGAAAACTATCATGTCCTCATTAAGTCAAGACGAGATAAACAAGCTCACAAGTACACAAAGTACAAGAACAAGTAATGATGCAGTAACTACTTATAAAGGAAACTTTATTGGTGATTTAACAGGCATTGCTTCTTACGCTAAGGCACTACTTAAAGCTTTTAGATTCAGCATTATCGGTGATGATGCCAGTGGTTATGTAGATATTACTGGCGATGCTCCAGCTAATTTAACTTTGGTCGTAACTCATGCAGCTAAAGCAGATTCAGCCGATTACACAGCAAAAGCAGGTGTAGCTTCTTTAGCTTTTAATTCAGATCTTGCAAACTTAGCAACTTTTGCCCTTGAAGCAGGTTGTTTACGTACATTTGTAATTAAGTTCACCGAAGATAGTGCGATTAAAGGCACGATGACATGGGATAGTGATACATCAACCGTCACAATGAAGATTGATAAAGTGGACTTAGCAAAGGCGGGTGTAACTTTAGTTGATAATATTACTTTAGCTGATACAGAAAAGTTTGACAAAACTAAGTTGTACTTTGATGTTCCTAATTCTGCTTTATGGTTCTATGACAATCAATCAAACGTTTGGAAAAATTTATTACAGTACATTACAGATTACTTAGTAACTCTTACTAATAAAGACACAGAACAGCAGGCACAGATTGACAAAAACACAGAAGACATTGCTGATTTACAGCCTACAAAGTACACAGTTACATTTAACAATAAAACATACTCAATGCGTAATACTCTGATTGACGAGGTGTCAAATGGCTAATGAAAAAGAATGGCAACAAGACATAAGTACAGCTGTTGATGCTCATACTACTAAATTGTCAGATCATGAAAATCGCCTTAATCAGGCTGAAACAAACATCGCCGACCATGAAAAGCGTATTGATAATATCGAAACAACATCTGATGTAGGTCAGTTTGCTACACGTATTCAGGCTGTTGAAGAAAAGAATACAGAACAAGACAGTGCCATTGACACTTTAAAGAAAAATGTATCAGATAATTTACAAACAGCAAAGCAATACACAGATACAAAGTTAGCTGATTATGCCACTAAAACAGAAAACAGTGACACCTTAGAACAGGCTAAACAATATGCTAATAGTAAGGCAGATGACACCTTAGAAAATGCAAAGCAATACAGCAATACTAAAGCAGATGACACTTTAGAACAGGCTAAAACAGATGCCTCTCAAAAATATCTACCATTTACAGGTGGAACTATGGCGGGGTATTGTTTGATAAAACATCAAACAAACGATCAAGCTATTAGTATTATCGGCGGAAATTTTAACGGTAGTCAGTTATATGGAGGTTGCGTTTCATGCCGAGGTATAGATAACACTTATGAAGCAGGTAATGTAACAATACAAGCGGTTAATCCACAAACAAAAAAACTATCAACGCTCATTGTAGGCGATAACAAATTAAATTTTAATAAGCAACATATAGTTAGAAGTGTAAATGGGGTAAATGCCGATGATAAAGGTAATGTTAATCTTACCGATTATGTAAAGTTAGCATCAGCTCAAACTATTTCAGCTCAACATAATTTTTCAGCAGGTGTAAAAATCGGCGGTTGTTTAATTACAGTAGGTTAATATGGCACGCATAAAATTTAATGTAAATGGAACAACTTATTCAACTTGGAACCATACAACAAAACTAACTACTCCTAGTTTAATCTTAAATGACAATGGCACATTAAGATATACACCTTTGTTTGCTGTAAATAATGGTGCAGAGGCTACATTAGATAATCATTGGTATTACAGATGCGGTGCTTTGGCTGTTACACATAACAATACTAAGTACCATGTTGCAATCAGTCGAAGATATACAAACGTTTTATCGGGGACTATCAGTACAACTATTACACACAGCGGTAAAACTGGTACGACTACAACAACTACAAGTAAGACCGTTACTCCTTCTGGTAAACATGATTTTGGCACTCAGTTTATTGGTCCAGGTACACAAACCGTATATGCTAATGTTACTGTTAATTACGGTGTAACTTTTTTACAGACACCCGCAATTTACATCAATTATGGCGGAACACTTGTAAGCGCAGGTACAAGTTCATGTGTGATAAGAGTATCAGCAATAGGTGTAAATTCAGGAACGTCGGGGTCAAATATACATATTGGCATTACGACTTATCTATTAACGGTTACAGGTAATGTTGCAACAACAACTACAACCTATCCAGATGAAACAAAATCAGCAGTTGCACAAGGTAATTTTAATTATGGTGTAACCTATCCTAGCGCACCGTCATTAACAGTAAATAGCGGTGGTATTTCTGCAACAAACAATACAGGTAACAAGTCGTTTTTAGCTAAAAAAACACTAAGCGGAACTGTTGCTTATAACAAATCAGCAACTTTATCACAGGCTTTTAAGGTTACTTTTAACGGAAATTTTGGATTAGGCTAATGGAACAGTGGAAATTTTGGAAGTGTCTCCCTATTGTAAAAGTTTCTGACAAAGGAAAAGTTTATGATTGTAAAAGAAATGTTCTTTGTGAAACAGAAACGATTAGCGGTCATGTTTACGTTTGGATTGATGTGTTAGGCGTCAAAAGATATTTGCTAGCACAGGTTGTAGCAGACACTTGGCTTGATAACCCTAACAATTATCATCTTATCAAGCATAAAGACGGAAACAATCTGAATAACTGTGTTTCTAACTTAGAGTTTGTAGAAACAATGGAAGACACGATCAATCATTCTAATGACAAAAAAAACATTGAGCGTTGGAAAGAAAAGATGAAAAGACAACATCAGGCATTTAGGAGCTTATAATGATTTATACAATAAGTTTAAAAGAAAATAAGATTGAAAAGAAAGATGAAATTTTTTACTTTGAAATGGCACAATCTTACGAACTTACAGATTTAGGCATAAACAAAATCATCTATAACGAAGATGCAGACGAATACAAGTACTTTGACAATACAAACAAAGAGCTTGATATAGAGCTTAACGAGTATCAAAAAACAGTACGAGATACAATCTTAACTACATTCCATTCTCTTTTTGATGCTGACGCTTTATTGCGATTAAGACAGAGAAAAATATATGACTTAAAAACACAATGTACTTTTAATAATTATTGTGATGTAAATTGTAATTTTATGTCTAGCTTTGGTGTTCTGTTACAAGGTGACAGACAACACATTGATTATTACAAGAACTTGTTAAATTACACAGAAAATAGCCTAGTAATTACTGATGTGACAGGCGAACAACAAGAAGTTACAAAAGAACAATTAAACACCATTATTGAAGAGGCTACAATTAACTTAGAGTATCAGCTAAAACAGCAACAACAAGCTATCGCTGACCTAAGCTCTTTAGCTGATGAACAGTCAATAGAAGAGTACAAGGCGATTATTACACCTTATAATTTCTTTAGCACTAATGACAATCAACCTGATATTGAAGATATTAGAATTAAAGTTAAAAACGAATTGATGTATCCACAAACATTATCAGACGGTTTACTTGAATTGTCCGATCAATATGAGACAACAAATACAGAAAATCAAGATGCGATTATTGAACTATCAGATTTGGTTTGTGAGTTACAAGAAGAAGTTAAAAAATTAAAGGCAAAACAAGGAGCTTAGAATGAACACTTTATATTATCGTTATGTAATCATGGGTAAACGTACTGTTGACAGTATTCCTGCATCAAGACGTGAAGCTGTAAAAGAAATGCTAATCAAAAATGGTTACACAATAAATGATGACGGCAGCGTTTTTAAAACAGGTTTACCTGACACAGAAAATTAGTGTATAATTCGCTTCGATGTTTCATAGGTATAGGCACTAGCAATAGTGCCTTATCTTTTTATTTAGAGCATTGAGCAATTTTATAAAAGACTACGGATCCTACGCCGTTAAAATCAACCTCAAAGCCTTGATTAACCTCATCATCCTCATCATTTAGATAGAAGGAGCCTGAATATCCCCAGCGTTTGCAAACGACATCACTTCCATTTAAAGCTGAAATCCAATCAGGAGTAACAGGATCAAAATTAATTTCGTTTTTCGTTTGCTTATATCCTAAATGAACTATACCGTCACTTTGGCTAGCCCATAATACTTTAGGTGTAATATCTCTAGGCTTTGGTGTGCAGGCTGTTACGGTCAATAAAGCAATTCCTGCAATGGCTAATAGTTTTTTCATAAAATTCACTCTACTAAAATTTTGATAAATTCTCTTATATTTACATCATAATTATAAAAACAAATTCTGCTATTTTGTTTAATAAAGAAAACAAAATAGGAGAATACTATTATGCTTGATTATGACACGCCAGCTACCGTAACCCAACATTTTTATAATGGCATTGTGATACGTGCACATGTTCATTCTGAAAATGGTACTATATGGCTAGTCGGTGCTGATGTATGCAAAGCCTTGCAGATAACTAATCCTAGTTATGTTGCGAGCAAACTTGATAAAGCTAATGTTAAGCATCATTATCTTATTAACTCACAAGGAAAACAGCTTGTTACATGGTATTCTCCACGAGCTATTTATAAACTCTGCAAACAATCTAAATCTACACGTGGTTTAGATTTTCTTAAATGGTACATATCTATTCAATCTGATTATGTTCTAATTCCACGTGAAACAATGCTTAAACTCTTCGATGTTTTAGAAAAGATGAAATCTTTTATCTAATTTATATCGTTCTTATTGCTTACTTATATCGTCCTTACAGCTACTCTTTACGTGTTGAATAAATCAACATTTTTAATCCATACATTCAAACACAAGGAGTTTATTATGGGTGATTATGCTAGCAAAGGCTTAGCAAACGGTGTAGGTATTCCTGCATTAGTTCTAGGCTCATTAGGCTTTTTACAGTCAGGTGGTTTAGGCGGTATCTTCGGCGGTAATCAATCTGCAATGGCTTGCGCTATGAATAGTGGTGCCGTTGCTGTTATGGCTGAAAAGGATGCTGAAATCGGTCAATTAAAGGCTGAAAAGTACACCAACGATGAGGTTGCAAAAACTTACATCGCACTACATTCAGAACTAGGCAAAGTAAGTGACAGGGTAAATGACCTAGCTTTAGGTACTGAAAAGCGTTTCGGTGCCGTTGATTGTCAGCTAGGTGTTATGGCTACTGCTACTAACAATGCTATTCAGTCTCTGCAAAATACCGTAAATCATATTACTAATACTGTAATTCCTATCAGTGCTATCTGCCCTGAAGCTATGCCACGTTACAATACATGGACAGCACCAACAGCAGAAGCACCAAACACACAGCCTGTAACTGTTCAATCAAGAACTAAGGCTTAGGAGTAACGTATGAAAATCAGTGTAGATAATTTCATTGAATCAGTCGATGAATGGGTGGAACAAAAACTTTTAACTAAAGGTACACCAATTCAACAAGGCATTGCATCTTTTATTTATTTTCAGGGTAAGGATAAGCTTAAAAATTACTTATCAGCTTTGAATTTTTTAGCAGATGAAAACGGTGATTTTAACTACACTGATTTGGAAGCTAACTTGAAAAAATCATTTGAAAAAATGGGCAATCAATACAAAGTGCCTATGCTTTCTTATGTTTTCGACACTCAAGATTTGAATGAAATTCTACAGATAGCTAGAGGTAAAGCACATGAATAAGGCAGTTGATGAGTACACTGGTAATGATTTGAATGCTGCTATTGACCACGCTCAAAAAATGGCGATAGCAACAATCGAATGTACATATCACAATACTAAAGACGAGGACTGTTTAACCTGTGACGAAATGCACAAAGTTAAAAAGGCTCTTCAGGCTATTGAGATTTGTCACGCTTTAAAAACTAACATCAGATTAGCACCTTTAAAATAGTGCCTATTCTGCATACAAAAAGGCGATCATATTGATCGCCTTGTTTTGTTTGTTTATCTTAGCTCAATAGAAATATATGTCTCTTTAGATAAATTACTAAAAATCAAAGACAAATCGTAAATTTTAGCTTTTCCATATTGTTTTAATAAATCATCAAGTTCGCAATCATTCAAAGCACCTCCATAAATTGCGTAATTATGGCGATCGTACACTTTAAAATGAATATCGCCCCCATTCTCTTTGAGATTAGCTAAATCTAACTGTTCAACTAATTGATTTAAAGTTAAATTATTACCGCTGAATTTGTTGATTAAATTGTTTAACATAATCATTTACTCTTCTAATTGACTTAAACAAAGATTTATAAAATCTTGTTTTTGCTCTTCTGTTTCAAAAAGGCTTAAACCTTGATTTTTTCTCATTAAGATGAAATCAGCTAGTGCGTTTCTGCACTCTTCTTTTTCTCTTGTTGTGTAACCTGATGCTAATTCTTTTAAAAATTTTATTTCATCTTTGATAGTCTCATCTGCTGTTAAGATTTGATCACCGATATTATTTACAGCTTCAGAATAAAAACAATCACTTGTTTTATAGTCATAATGACCGACTAGAATTTGAACAGTTCTTTTAAGTTCTTTTGAGATCATACTAATATCACTCTTAGCATCTAATATAAGAGTATGAATAACGTCACCTGAATTTTTATTTATGATCTCAAAATAAAAATAACGCTTATCATAAATATCATCGTATTCATAATGATCAAAAGCAAAAAAGCAATCGCAATTAGACGCATCTAATACATCTTGTATGCTTTCAATTTTGACAAAATTGTCATGTTCTGAGTTGCAGCCGTCTGGTATTAAATGTAAAAAGTAAGGTGTAAATTTTACTTTTTCAAGTTTAGTGACTAAACCGTTTTCGCCTGAAATTTGGTAAAGATCTTCAATATTCATTTTAAAAACTCCTGTTAAGTTGTGAAAAGTTAAATCATAGAGCACTAACACACTGCTAATGCTCTAACATTTAGCTTTTTGCCTATGCTACTTTTAAACACTCCATTTTTTAATAACCTTTATCCAGTTGCCGCTTAGTTTCTTTTTACCTGATTCAGATACACACCAATCGCCCTTGACTTCGCCGATCATTGTTTTATAATCAATGATCTTAGGATGCTTTTTAGTGCCTCCCCATACAGGGTATTGAATTTCTACCATCTCTTTTTGTGCTGGTGCCTCGACTTTCTCAGCAGTAATTTCAAGTTCTCCTTTCAAAAACAACTCTACGTTATAATCATCAATGCCGTAAAAATCGGTTTCATTGTACATCTTTGATGTGTGATGCCAGCTAGTTCTAATTAAGAAGTGCTTTTTTAACTGCTTAACAGTTAGCTTCTTAAATTTGGTGATGTCTGCTTTGTCTTCTAAGACGTCTTCAATGGCGCTAATTAAATCAGCTTTTAGCCATTTACTCAAAGGCATTTCACCGCATGAGTAAGCTTCAATCGCATTGTTTGACATTGAATAACCGCAGTAACCGCTCATTTTTGTATCTCCAAAAGTGCCTATTCTAGTTTGAAATTTGATTGTGAGCTTTTAAGCTGATAGCAGCATAAGTCAAAAATATTTGATTATTTCTCAACTTTCCAATTAAATTGTAAAGTTCACAACTGCGATCAAGTTCTGTTAAGTTCTCAAAATGAGAACTCATAAAATCTTGAATTTCATTGATGATGTCTGCGCAGTTATTGACATAATACTTGATTGTACTTAAATCAGATTCTTGTTCATTAGCAATTTTTTTCAAAAGTTCTGCTTTTGTCATTCTTTTTTTTCTCCAATGTGTGAAAAGTGCCTATGCTGCTGCACAGACGTTATTTGTGAAAGTCACATAAAAAGACTTGATTTAAGCCCTTTTATGTGACGGCTACACCTGGCAACCGCCACAAAGTCAATTTTTTGACAGCTTAGAACGGGCAAAATTGATCAACGTCTGCGCTCAGTTTTTCGACTGTCTCAGGGGTCAAAGTGCCATAAGCGTGATCGCAGAATGGCACAATTTGATCAAAGTCTTCGGCTTTGTTGCCTTCTGCGATCCATTGTTTGAGCTGTTGATCGTGTTTAAATTCAGCTTCAGAACGATGATCAAAACTAACTTTGAAAAGGTCACGATCGGTGCTGTCTTTGTCTAAGATGTAAGTTGTTGAATCAGGGTTAGAATAGCTTGCAGCAGCTGCAATTAGTGCGCTTTTCTCTTCTGCGCTAATTTTTGCGGGCACCTGGTATCTAATGATCTGATCGTGCTGGTCATCGTTAGGGTCTCTTTTCTGTGCTGCTAAACTTCTGCGATCATGCGCATTAATAAAAGCGCTTAAAGGAAACAAAGTAAAGTAATGAACTTTACCGCCAGCGATCTGAATCGGACATCTAGCACCTTTTGAGCCTTTTTTCACGATATAGAAAAGCTTTTTAGCTTGTTGAATGGTTGCAAATCCAGTGAATGCGATTGCATTCTTTTTGCAGTAGTCACTTAGAATATTCGCAATATCTGAATTAGCTTTATAAGCTTTTCCAGTAAGAAAGTTAAAATAACACATAGTTGTTCTTCCTTTAGTTGTTAAGTTTGTGAGATTTGATACTTTTTTTGTATCTATCAAAGCCGTTTTTTTTACAACTTTGATAGATACAGCCTTGATTTAAAAAGCTGTATCTATATACTTAAAATGTTAAGTTTGTGAAAAGCGATTAGAGTTTTTAACTTTGATCGCTTTTTTTAGTCATTACGAATATAACCGTTTGATATGATTGTATAATCACCGCTCATAACTAAATCACGTCCAAATGCTTCGTAATCGAAATAACTACTTTTCCAATCGTTTGAATCTAGTTCTCCAGTCCCTTCTAATATGGAGTGTGCTAAATCCTCGTATGATGGATCTTCAGAAGGAAAAAAATCCAAATCCTTGTCTTCACAATGCTGTATTTGTTCTTCTAAATCACAACTGTAATCACAAACAGCCTGAATATAGTCATCACTGCATGAGCTAATCACTTCTGATAACCTGTAAAGCGTTTCAGAATCAATGTATTCGTCGATGTCAAATGAACTTTCATAATCAGTAATAAAAAACTCGTTCCCTTCTTTAATTCCACAACGGCGGCAAATTTCGCCAAAATTGTGTTTTTGGCGGTCAAACTCTTCAATATTAACCCAGTCGCCAATCAAAGCACCATTGTTGTATGCGTGCAAGTCAGTTAAATAGATTCTATGTTCCATTTTTATAAACTCCAGTTAGAGGAATGAAATTAAAAAGTAAGTAACGATCGCATTTGTTACAACGATCATTAGAGTTAGCTTAAAAGCTTGTAAACGTGTGATCATTCTTAGTGTCTCCAGGTTGATAAGAACGTTCTTTCTTTCGTTCTCTTTATAATTACATTATAGATTACATTTATATAAATATCTACTATTATTTTTACAGAGAATGTATAAAAATAGTTAAGTGATTGAAATATCGATAATTAAAGTTTGTAATTTGACTTGATAACAGGCTTTATCTATACTTTTATAGATGCTTTATAGTAAAAAAAGGTGTAGAAAATGAGTATTAAAGTGTTGAACGTTGAATTTAAGAGCATTAGACAGCTGACAAAAGTTTTAGGATATGCATCTCAGCTATCTGAGAGTTTTATATCTAAACAATATGGAAGCATTGAGCAAATGGCACTCACACGTCTAAAGACACAAGACAAAAAAGAAGCATCTAAGAAGCTAAGAGCATTGCTAGACACCACAGCAGCAGCAGGCACTAAAGCACAGAAAAAAGAACTAAAGACAATATATAAATGTCTATTTGCTGCCTGGTCTCAGCTTGACGAACTCCAGCAGCAGACAATAATAAAGACAGTCGCAGGTGCAGAAAATATCAATTACGAAGAGTTAGACGAAAAGATAAGAAAATTCAAAGAGTTAAATGCGAAGTAGTAAGATTATAACTATAGTCTATTGACGTGCTGAATTGAAATGAGCTATAAAGCGTTAAGCACGTGAGCACACGTGTTAGTTATTACTTAGTTTAAAAAAGCTAGTGAGCTGACTTAATTCAAAGTTTAGTTTGCTAGCTTTTTTATTGTCTTTGTTCCAGTGATTCAACTTTGATTTGCTATCGTCTCAGGTGCTCAGGTTCGCCAGGCGGTTTATATTGCTCTTTGGTTTGCATTGCTAACGCTGTTCAGAACAAAAAAAACAGAAACAACAAAATAAGAAAACGATAAAACGATAAAAAAAACGAAAAGGCAATATAACGCAGACAAAAATTCAAATTCTCTAAATTCTTTTCAAAACTCTAGTAAATCAGCATCAAATCACGGTAAATCAATCACTTAGCGTAATTCTGTGCGGTTCGGTGTCAATAGTCATCTTCACACCATGCAATATAACTACTTGATATATAAGATATTTGTCTGATTATGCCGTGAGTTTGTAACTTGTATTCGTGACTTTGACCGCCTTAAAATAGTAACGATTACTAATTAGCTTTGGGGAGGGGCGAGGGGGGGG